TCATGTGGTGCAATATTTGGTAGAAGAAATAATCCATCAAGTCATTATCTTTGGTCTGGCACATCAGATTATAAAAAGTTTGCGCTACCAAAAGAATTAGAAAATTATTATAAAGATTATGGTCACGGCGCAACTCTTTGTGAGATAAGACATGGCGCAAATAAATACACACTAGTTCCGGAAACAAAATATCATACAACAAACGAGGTTGTTAAGTGGGTTAAGTACGATGGCATAGACGAGTATCCAGGTAATCTAAAAGTTGATCTTGGTAAGATTGCTTTGGCTGCAGCTCTTTGTATCACATACGCAGGCTCCGGACAGAGAGATGATTATTGCACAGCCATGGCAGGCGTATTATTAAAACATACAGAGTGGAACGTGGATGACATAGATGATTTTGTTTACAAAGTAGCAGTGGCAGCAAAGGATGAAGAGGCAGACAAAAGAAAAAGAAAAGGAACCACACATAAAAAAGCAAATAGAAAATTTGGTATGCCAAAACTTGCAGAGATTATTGGGTGCTCTACAAAAACAATAGCAACTATGTTTAGTTGGATTGGTGTACAAGAGGCTACAAGCGAAGAGGCAAAACAATCTATCGGGCAGATAATAGAGTACGGTAGTGATAGATATTTTGTAAAGATAAACGCTGTAGTGCAGGGTGAGGCCGTTGAAAAGACAATTACAGTAGACGGTCCCACACTTAGAAATAAAAAATTATTTTATGACTCTGTAATTAGTAAAGCGTCTGTTTGGATACCAGAGATGAAAGCCGCAGATTTTGAAGAGATTATGCGTAGGAAGTATGAGGCAAGAGAAAAATCTACAAACTATGTAGAGGAGGCAGAGGAGGATTTACGATTTATAAAACATTTTAAAAATTATATCGCAGAGGAAAAAGCGTACACTAATAAAAAAGAATTAGCATACTTTGGTATGCCATATTACAATATGCAGAAGAATATATTAGAGTTTAATTTAGATAAGTTTGAAGACTATCTGCACAAACAGAAAGTAAATCTAGCACGTGTAGATCTTGTTATAAAATGTCAAAATATATTAAAAGCAAAAAAGAATCATGGCAAGTATGGCACAAAATCTTGTGTTTCTTGGCGTATGATAAACCAAAAAATAGATAAAGAGGATCTAATAGTAGAGGGTGAATATCAGGAGGTGACAGATGAAACAACCTAAGTTTATATCAGGACCACCAGGTACAGGTAAGACCTCTATGTTTATCACACAGAAATACACAGAGTTATTAAAAAAATATCCTTACAGTAGAATAATAATATTATCGCACACAAATGTTGCAGCAGATGAGATAAGAGATGAAATACTTAAACTACCAGAGATGCAGGGTGTTACAAAAAAATCCATGAAGTATAACATCTGCACGATACACTCGTACTGCAAAAGCAGATTAGTTGGACGTAAAGAGGTATTTAGTTATGCAGATCACATGAATCTAACAACGATAGATTCTCTTTTTAAATTACAGAGAGTTACAGAATCAGAGTTTAACGCTGATAAGCATAAGTTTTACAGATACCTGGCTGACGCGTATGGTAGAGGCAATACATTAAAAGAACATTGGAAGACATGTGATAAACAGATTTATAAACCATATAATTTAAATTCTATAGAGCAGATGGCTTATGTATATTTTGAGTACAAAGAAGATAGCCATGTTTGTGACTATGCCGATATGATACAGGATTTTATAGATAAAGCTGTAGAACCGGACATAGACGCACTCATAGTTGATGAGGCACAGGATAGTAATGTGCCACAGAGAGAAGCTCTCGACAAGATGGCGACAAAAGCAAAAGAATATTATTTTGTTGGCGACGCAGACCAAACTATATTTGAATTTGCAGGGTCAGATGCAGATTACTATCATAGACTTTCAAGAAACGCAGAGCAACTAGAACAGGGACACAGATGTGGTAAGACGATAAATAATCTGTGTAAAAGAATAATAAGACCGATATGGGATCACTATGGGTATGAGAGAGCATGGAAACCAACAGATGTGACAGGCAATCATTATCATCTACCTAGTCTAGATAAAAGATGTAGTGCCATGACCGCTTTGTTAGATAAAATAAAACATACGAATGAGACTTTTTTATTTACCTATCGCGGCACGCCGTCAGATTCATGGGTCAAAAAATTTTTTAAACAACAGGGTATAGAGTTTGCACATGTAGGGAACACGGCCCACGTACCAAAGAAAGAGTTAAGATGCCATAAACTATGGCCAGATTTCTGTAGAGGCACACCCATGCCACTAAAACAGATAAAAGACTTCTGGCAATACATGGGCAGCAAAGTGATAATTCATGGCAGAGGCGAGGAGAGTTTTGAAGAGTGGGTTGATAGAGAATATACTTTAGACTACATGATATATCACAAGTATTTAAAAGAAGGTGCAGGTAAAGAAAGAGACTTTGCATTGATAAGAAAAAAAACAGATCCTGATAGATTAATCTACATTAGAAAGATTCTAAACAAGGGATACGATGATGGAGAGGTAAGAGTAAAATACGCAAACATACATACAGTAAAGGGTCTGACGTTTGACAATGTTGTTGTTGATCTGACAGCAACAAGACAGGAAAACTATTTTACACAATTAAGATTAAAATATGTTGCATACAGTAGAGGCAGGTTTGACTGTTGGACTGTGGCATCACAAGGTAAATATACGTTAGGAGTAAGATGAAAAAGAAAAGTGTTTGGGACAAGCAGCACGGTGGGAGTCACTATCAAAAGTATAAGATTCAGCCGAGCAAGTTTGTAGTTGAGAATGAGTTGTTATATCCTGAAGGTTGTGCTATAAAATATATCATACGTCATCAAGACAAGAATGGTAAGGAAGATTTATTGAAAGCGATACATTTTATAGAGATGATTATAGAGAGGGACTACAATGTGTAATACACCAGAGGATCTAGATCTTAATGGTATAGATACAGTGGCAATAGACATAGAGACTTATGATCCAAACCTTAAAACAAAAGGATCTGGTGCGATACGTAACGATGGTTTTATATGTGGTATAGCAGTTGCAACAGAGAATGATCTTGCATACTTTCCTCTACGTCATTCTGATACCGACATAGCTTTTGATAGAATAGACAAGATATGGCAGGTGTTAAACGAAAAGATATTTCAAAACGAAAATATCACAAAGGTATTTCACAATGCCATGTACGATGTCTGTTGGATTAGAGCTGTAACAGGTATGATGATCAAAGGTAGAATTGTTGACACTATGATAGCCGCATCTGTCATTGATGAGAATAGATTTAAATATTCACTCGATGCATTATCAAAAGATTATCTTAACGAAGAGAAATACAAATACGATCTACAACAGAAAACATTAGAATGGTCTGGTGGTACAGTCAAGGACCCGATGACTAACATGCACAAACTTCCTGCATCAATTGTAAAAGAGTATGCAAAGCAAGATGTAAACCTGACTTACAAACTATGGAAATTATTCGATAAAAAAATTGACGAAGTATTATACACTAAAGATGACGGAGAGCAAAAAACTTGTAGACAGATTTTTGAACTAGAAACTAAATTATTTTTATGTTTGGTTGACATGAAATTTAAAGGCGTTAGAATAGATCGGTCAAAAGCTATCCTGTTTGGCAGACATCTTAAGAAACGTAGAGATCAAATAATAAAAGCAATAGAAAGTATAACAACAATCAAGGTTGACATCTGGGCTGCAGCTTCAATTAAAAAATTATTAGATCATCTTTGTATAAAAGATTACAAGGTCACTCCTAAATCTAAGATGCCACAACTACCAAAAGATTATTTAAGAAAGCATAATAATAAATGTTTACGTATGATCGCAAAGGCAAGAGAGTATGACAAAGCAGTCAACACATTCATAGATGGATTACTAGAATACGTGCATGAGGATAGAATACATGCGGATATAAATCAGATAAGATCAGATACAGGTGGCACCGTCACCGGCAGATTTAGTATGTCTAATCCTAACCTGCAACAGATACCGGCAAAGGGTTATATCGGTGGTAAGATGAGAGAATTATTCATACCGGAAGAGGGTTGTAAGTGGGGTAGTTTTGATTACTCACAACAGGAACCACGTATTGTGGTGCACTATGCTATTAAATTAGGCCTGCCAGGCACAGAGAGCCTGCAGGAGCAGTTTGATAGGGATGATGCTGATTTTCATCAGATAGTCGCTGACATGGCTAATATCTCCAGGAAACAGGCAAAAACAATTAATCTAGGTCT